TGTTCTCCGCGGCGATCGATCACGACGGCGATAGATATGGTTTCGTGCGCAATCTCAAAGGCCCGCAGGACATGCTCAATCTCGGCAAATCCCGCACGTTACACATTGCCAACTCGCGAAGGTTGATCCTTGAAAAAGGCGCCGTCGATGATGTGGAGCGCGCCCGCACCGAATGGGCGCGCGCCGATGGCGTGGTCGAGGTCAATCCCGGCAAGAAAGCGACGCCCGACGATACCAAGACAGAACTCGCGGCGTATGCGCAATTCACGCAAGACGCGATTCAGGAAATCGATCAGTTCGCCAATGCCAACGTGCTGTCCGCACTCAGTGGACAAGCGGGTATTGCCAACATATCGGGCCGCGCCGTGGAGCTTCTTCGTCAGCCCGGCATGGCAGAGCTCGGGCCGTTCTTGCTGGCCTATCGGGCTTGGAAGATTCAGCTTTACCGCATGATTTGGAACACGGTGCAGCGCTATTGGACGGCAGAGCGGTGGTTGCGCGTGACCAATGCGCAAGGTCTGGCGCAATTTATTCAGCTTAACGGCCTCGGCATGGATCAGTTCGGCCGGCCGGCAATCGTCAATGCGGTCGGTGCTGTGGATGTGGATATCATTCTGGAAGAAGGTCCGGATATTGGCTCGTTGATGCAGGAAACCTACGATGCGCTCAAGGGCTATCCGCCCGGCACCTTCCCGCCGCAAGTGCTGATCGAAATGTCGTCACTGCCGCGTTCGGAAAAAGATCGCATTATGCAGCTACTCATGCCGAAGCCGCAGCCGCCGAATCCGATGCAGGAAATCGTTCAGCGCTTGCAGCTTGAAGCCGCAGCCGCCGATCTGGCGCAAAAGGGCGCCAACGTGCGCAAGACGCATGCGCAAAGCGAAAAGGAACTGGCGACGGCGGCAGAAAAGCACGCCAAGGCGCCGCTGGCGCAAGTGGACGACAATCTCGGCGCCGCGGAGTTCTCCCGCGATACGCTCATGCAGGCGTTGGAGTTAGAGCAAAAGTTCCGGCAAATGCAACAACCGCAGCAGCCGCAGCCGGGCGCTGCACCATCGCCGGCTGCACCATCGCCGGCGCGTCCTACCCCATAACGGTTGTGGCCGGCGCCCGCCGGTCGCAAGCGGCGCCGCTGTTCTTCCCCCGCGCCTCCCTCACCCCAGCGGGCAGCGGCGCCGCAGCTTTCAAGGTTTAAAATAAGTTTTAAAATTTCAAGGAGCGATCCCCATGCCCGCAGGAAACAACTTTGTCACGCATGACGGCAGTCAAGTTGGCGGCGCGGTCGCCATGGCGCTCAACGACAAGGGCGAAGCGGTGCCGGTCGGCGCCGACACGCCGATCGGCGCGGTGGAGTGGAGCGAAGCGACATTGGAAAAGTTCTGCCGCGCGCTGGCGGCGCATGTCGTGTTGATGGCCGGCGGCAAGGACGCCGAAAAGAACAAAGACGCGATGGAAAAAACAGCGACCGCCATTATGGCGTTCGCGGGAGCAAAAAAATGAAACATGTAGCGATCGTCGCTCTCGTCGTGGCGCTGGCGGGGCTTCTGGTCACGCGCGCGCTACCGCAAAACGCGACCTATCCGGCGCCGATCATCAATGGCTTTCCGTTGGTCACCGGCACGACGGCGGCGATGACCGGGACCACACCAACGCAAGTTCTTGCGGCGGTCGCGACCAAGAAACTCTTTGTCACGTTTGTCAAATGCAACAACTCGAACGCCACCGTGTCCACCTTGGTGCAAATCCAAGACGGCTCCGGCGGCACCGTGCTCGATACCTTGGCGGCGGGCGCCAATTATAGTGGCGAGGTCAATCAGAATTTCTTGCCGCTGTTTGCCACCACGGCGGGCAATGGCCTGTTTGCGCAGGACGTAACCACCGGCGCTAGCGTGATTTGCAGCGCCAGCGGCTTCTCGCAGTAAGTTTTAGGAGCCAGCGCATGGCGACTGTCACCGTCAAAAAATTGCAACAGCTTCCGGTGTCGGCAACGCCGCCCGGCAACACGACGCAATTTGTCGGCGTCGTGCAGGGCGCGGCGAGCGACGTGCTGCATACGTTCGCGCAAATGCAGCAAGCGTTGGTTTTCGATCCCGCGAGCATTCCGGCGGCGGGCGCGGCGCCGGCGACCGGCGATACTGTTCTCGGCACGCAGGACGGCGCCAGTGTGGCGTTCTCCAACGCGCAAATGCAGCAAGCGTATTTGTTGAATCTGACGACGTTGCCGCCCGCGGGCGCGCAGCCGTCCGGCAGCGACAGCGTCGCCGGCGTTCAGGGCGGCGCGCAAGTGCTGTTCTCAAATACGCAGATGCAGACGGCATACACGCTTAACTTGACGACGTTGCCGGTCGCAGCATCGGTGCCCGCGAGCGGCGATACTTTTATTTCAACCCGCGGCGGGGTCGCGCAACAATTCACCTATGCGCAAATGCTCGCGAGCTTTTCCGGCGGCGGCGGCGGCGGCTCGCCACCGCCACCCGCCAGCGCGCCGCCGACGACCGGCGATACCATTTGGGGCACCCAGGCGGGTGTTAGCGCGTCGTTCTCCGACGCGCAGATGCAAACGCGCTATTTGCTGAATCTGACGACGTTGCCGGCAGCAACCGCAGCACCGTCCGGCAGCGACACCGTGATCGGCGTGCAGGCCGGCAACGATGTACGTTATTCCGACGCGCAAATGCGGGCGTCGTACTTGCTGAATCTGACGACACTGCCGGCGGCGGCGGCAGCACCGTCCGGCAGCGACGTGATGATCGGCGTCCAGGGCGGCGCCCAAGTGAGTTTTTCCAATACGCAAATGCAGGCGTCGTATTTGCTGAATCTCGTGGCCCTGCCGCCGGCGAGTACGGGGCCGGGCAGTGGCGATCGGTTTGTTGCGGTGCGCAGCGCCGCCGGCCAAACTTTTACGTTCGCGCAGATGCAAGCAAGCTTTGTCGGCGCCACCGGCACCGGCACGTTCACTGGCAATACCACGAACGGATCGACCAGCATTACCGGTGTCGTTGGCACGCTGCCGCCGGTTGGTAGCGCGCTCACCGGATCGGGGATTCAACCCGGCAGCACGGTAGTTGCCGCTCCCGGCACGGTGACGATGAACCTTGCGGCAACGGCGACCGCGTCCGGGGTGACGATCACCTATGCGTCGGCGGCTTGGACGCTGCCGTTTTTATCGACGGTTTCGACCGGCGCCGCCACCGCCACGCCGCGCACCGAGCAGGATCGGTGGAGCGATTTGGTCAATGTGATGGATTTCGGCGCCGATCCGACAAACACCAGCGATTCCTCGCCGGCCTTTCAGGCGGCGCTGGACGCGGCGATGGCCTCGCCGAACACACGCACCACGATTTTTTTCCCGCCCGGCGCTTACAGGATGAACTCGACGGTGAAGCCGTCAACGCTGCCGACCCAGGATATGTCGATCCGCCTGCTTGGGGCCGGTAACTCTTCCGGCGGCGGTGGCGGCGTCCGCATTCACCGGCGGCAATTATCTGTTTGATTCCTTGTCAACGGGGATTCGTCCGTCTTTTACCAGGGTAGAGAACATCTCTTTTCAGAACCGCAACACCAATGGCAGTTGCATACGGATCGCGACCACGATCACGCCATTGATTCTCAGTTGCTCGTTTAACCCTGGGGTCAACGGCATCGGCATCAATTTCGATCCCGCGGTCGGCAACCTCTATTTTCCCACCGTAATGAATTGTTATTTCACCGGCGTCAGTGCCACCGATGGTTCGATCGGAGTCAATGGTGCCGCCTGCAACGTTTATGGCTGCAATTTCGTCGGGCTCGGCATCGGCGTCAATTGGGTGAATTCTGGTCAGGGCGGCGGTGTTTGGGGAAGCCGCTTCGAGGTCAACGGCACCGGCATTATTTCCAACAGCAATGGCTGCATCATTAGCGGCAACCAGACCGAAAGCAATCTGGTCGGGTTTCAGATCAGCGGTCCCGGCAGCGTGGTGATGGGGAATTTCGTCTCCGGGCCGTCGGCTGTGGGTTCGCGCGGCATTTGGGTGAGCGGCGGCAAGGGCTCGGTGGTGATGGCGAACATCATCTCCGGGCCTTTCAGCATTGCTGCGCTCGATATCAGTCAAACTGCCGTCAATGCGGTGGCGATCGGCAACACTGTCGCCAATGGCAACCCAAACGGTGTCATTTATAAAACTTCGACCAATTTAGCCAACGCGCTGTCGCCCGATTGGACCATGATCGGCAACAACAATGCGCCGATCACTTCGACCTTTGCGCTGTTGCCGGTTCCTGGCTTCAACGGCGGTGCGGCGACCACCTTGGGGATTGGCGAGGATCAATATTGGTGTAACGATTCGAAGATTCCTGCTAACGCACCGCCGTGCAATTTCACCGCGTCGATTGCCAGCTCGACCTTGACCGTCTCGGCCATTGGCAGCGGCGCGCTTTATGCCGGCGATCCGCTTTATGCGGATGTGGGGGCAACAACGGCGCTGTTGCCGGGCACGCAAATCATCAGCCAATTGACCGGCACGCTCGGCAGCACCGGCACCTATCAACTCAATCTGACCTATGGCTCGCCAGTCAGTTCGGAGGCGATGTTTACCAACGGCCGCAACAATTGGGGTGTGCCGCTCGCCATCGGCGGCGGCACCCAATTGGTCAAGCTGCGCATGGCGGCGATGGCGACGAACCCGCTGGCCGCGCTCGGCGATGGCGGCACGCAAGCTTGGTTTCAAGGTTCGATCGGCGTGCAATTCGGCGGTTCGATCACCAGCACCACACTCAACGTCACCTCGTGGCTGCGCAACAAGAAAGTGAGCGCCAAGATCGACAACGGCTCCGGCGGCGCCGGCAACACACTCACCTTGTCGGGCTGGGACACGCAGGCGGTCCTTCAAGGCTACATCATTGGCCAAGGCTTGCACGTCACAGCCGTCACCACCCCCGGCACGCCGCCCTGGAATGGCCTCAACAACGGCATCACCGTGACTTATCGGCTCTTTGGCGCCAATGTGCTCAATCCCACGTATATCCGCTATTTCTCTGAGAGTTACAGTAATGGCGGGCGCATCGACACGCCGCAGAATGTCGGCGGCAGCACCATCGCGTCGGGGACTTACAATAGCGGCACCGGGGTGGTCAGTCTGACGCTTGCCGCCATGCAAGCGGCGTTTACCGTTGGCGCGAGCATCACCGTGCAGGGGGTTACCGGCAGCGGCGCCGATATCGGCTTGGTCAACGGCACCCAAACCGTCACCAGCGCGACCACGACCAATGTGCAATTCAATGTCGGCACCGGCAAGGCGATCACCATCACCTCCAATGTGGCGGGCGCCATCGTGTTTGCGGCGCAAGCTCTGTACGCCGTGCCGCTTTACACGATCCTTGGCTTTTCGGCTTTGCCGGTGATTGGCGAAACGGTCGCCGATGGCGGCGCCGGCGGGGTGGCGGCGGGAACGACCATCACCGGCATTACGCAAGAGTGGAACGGCCAAACCGGCATCTATACAGTCAGCGGCGCGCCGCAAAATGCTGCCAACGGATTCAAATATATCTTTCCTGGCACCTTGGTGCCGGCGCAGGGCGGCTATAGCGGCGATACGCTCGCCGGCGGCAGCATCACAGCCGGCACTACGGTGACCGCCGCGCCGACGCCCTGGAACGGCGTCAGTGGCAGCTACACGGTCAACACGGCGCAAACCACCGGCGCCATTGCCACCATCACCGCCAGCAGCAATGTGGTGAATTGCGTGTTCATCAACAGCGGTGCCTTCCCGAGCACGACCTGTAAGTTCGGCGTCAACGCCATTCCAGGGCCGAGCCAGCCAATGGTGCGCAATCTGGTGGCGCAACTGAGCGGCGCCGCGCTCGGTGTCGGGCTTTATCAGTTCGACGGCGCGGCGGTGTCGGGCGCCACCGGCTATACGGCGTTGCCGCTCAATACCGCCACCAAGCCCACGGCGGGCACCGGCATCATGGATTGCGGCGCCGGCAATGCTGGCACGGTGATGACCTTGTTCGGCACCACCACCAACGGGCTCGGTTCGGCCGCCGCCAGCGCCTTCCAGGTCAACATGATCGGGTGCTGGTCGGCCGATGCCGTCCACAACCGGTTTGTCATCGGCAGCAACATCGACGCGACGCACTGGAATATGACGCCGTCCAATACCTATCTGCCGCCGGGGGTGTTTATCGGCGGCCTGTGGGCGATCGACTAAGGGGAATCCCGCCATGCTGAAAAAAATGCTGAAAAAAACTCTGCTCGCCATCGTCGCGCTGACGGCGCTGGCATTCGCCGCCGCGCCGGCGGAAGCCGCCTGTGCTGGCGGTATTTGCTATTTCAAAGGGGGGACTTCAGCGGGGGCTGTCAACAATGTGTCGAATTGGTCAACGGTTTCAACGACGGGGGCAGCATGCGCCTGTTCGCCGGGGTCAACGGACGCGGTTATTCTGGACTCCGGTTCCACTAGCCCGATGTTGATTGGCTCGGCGTTGTCGGTCGGCACGTTCGATGCGAGCGGTGCGGGTGGCACCGGGTCGCCTTACACCGGCACGGTGACACACAACGCCGTGCAAACGCTCACGATCAATACGGCGGCAGCGAACTCGCTGAAGTTTTCCGCGGCCATGACCTACACGCCGCTGAGTTCGAACGCGCTGGTCACTTTCGCCAACACGACCGGGTCGGCGGTGCTGACATCGGCCGGCAAGAATTTCGGCGGTATCACAGTCAACACCGGCACGACTGGAACGATCGGAGTGCAACTCGCCGATAATTTGAATGTCACCGGATTCAGTGGCGCAATTTTAACTTTAACCGGTGGCACGCTCGATGCGGCAACCAACCTCGCAACGATCACGGCAAGTCAATTTAGTTCCAGTGGTAGCACGGCGCGCACGCTGACGCTCGGCGGCAATATCAAAGTCGGCGGCAGCAACGCGGCACAAAATAATACTATCTGGAACACCGCCACACCGACAAATTTAACGATCACGGCCAATGCCCGCAGTTTGGAAGTCGTCAGTCCTCCCGCTATTCAAGGATTGATATTAGCCGGCGGTGGTGCAACCGGGTTACCGGCGCTGCTGGTTGACGACAATACCGGCGGCGCCACCGTTGCTCTGAGCATCACCGGCAGCAGTAGCTGGCCGAGCATGACGGTTGGCGCTGGCTGGAATATAATCTTGCCGAACGCCGGCACCCAAACCATCGCCGGTGGTGGCACTTGCGCCTTTAATGGCACGACGGCAAATCCGACCATGCTTTCTGTGTTTTCCGTCAACGGCGTGGCGACACTGTCATCGGCATCGACGTCCTGCACCGCCACCAATGCCATGCTGTATGGCATTACCGGCTCGGGCGGCGCGACCTTCACCGCAACCAATTCAGTGAATATGGGCACCAACGCTGGTTGGAGCTTTTCCGGTAGCTTTGGCGGCGGCGGCGGCGGCCACGGCGGCATCATCGGTGGTTAACAGATCAGCAATCGATCAAAAGGGAGGAACTAACAATGGCCGTAGAACGACGCATGGATAAACCGAGCCGCGCACCGTTAATGAAGAACGCCACCGCGGCGCCGTTCGTTTATTTCGACAACGTGCCGTCGTGCGGCATTCAGCCCGGCGGCATGATTGAAGTGGAGCTTGCCGGCCGGATCATCATGCCGCAAGCCGAAGGGCAGGCGACCGTCGATATGGTGTGCGTGGCGCATTTGCGTTGCACGGCGCCGGCGGCGATGGCCTTGCAGGAGGCGGTCGGCCGCGCCGTGCAAATGCTGCAACAGGAAATGCAGGACCGGATGGCGGCGCAGCAACAGAACGCCAATCTCGACAAGATCATCGACGGCGTGATCGCGCCGCCGGAATTCAAGTAATAATTTTTCAGGTCAAGTTTTCACGTCGGCGCCACGATACGGCGCGCAGCTTCCGGAGCGCTGCGTCATCAGCTCTGCCGCAGGCGTCCACGATACGGCGCAATGCCTGTTCCGGTCCCGGCATCAAATATGGGCCGCCGCGTTCACAGCGATATGTGAAGAAATGAAGAAAAGTGAGGCTTGCTATCATGGCAACGCAGGATGAAGAACTGATTCGGGATGCCATTACCTCCACCGACAAGGAAATTTGGTCGGAGGCGTGGGGTAAAGAAGGTGACGGCGTGCACGACGACACCGGCGATCGCACCAACGAACAAATGGGCGAGGGCCTGGAAGGTCAGCACGAGCCGGACGAAGACGAGGCGCCGGAGGACGAGCAATCCGAAGACGAGGAGTCGGAGGAGAAAGAGTCCGAAGGCGAAGACGGCGAAGAAGGCGAAGAAGGCAAAGAACAAGAAGAAGAAGGCGAAGAAGAAGAAGGCGAAGAAGCCGAAGAAAAAGAAGCCGAAGCCAAAGCGCCCGAGCCGCCCGCCAAGCCGGAACAGCCGCAAGGCCGTGTCCCGCCGGGGCGTTTGCGTGAGCAAACGCAGCGCGCGGAACGCGCGGAAGCCGCATTGCGTGCGAAAGAAGACAGTCAGCGCACGGAAATCGACGGCCTCAAGCGGCAATTAGACGGCTTGATGGCGGCCATACAAGGCCGTCAAGCGCCGCCAACCGCGCCGGCGCCGCCGCCCCAAGGCCCCCCGGATGTTTTTGAAAATCCGCAAGGCTATACCGAGTACATGCAGCAACGTCAGGACCGCGCCAATGCGGAAACCCGACAAATGCTCGCCACCATGCGCTTTCAGAACTCCATGGACATCGCGCGAGCGGTCCATGGTGAAAAGTTCGGTCAAGCGTGGGAGGCGGTCAACAAGCTTGACGCGAGAAACCCGGAAGACTTCTCCGTCGCGCAACGCATCTTCAACGCCCCCGATCCCGGTGGCGAACTGTTGAAGTGGCATTCGCGGCAGGAAACCTTGCGGGTGGTGGGCGACGACCCGGCAAAATACCGGCAGACCATCACCGACGAAGTGCGTGAAGCCATGAAAGCCGACCCGGAATTTCGCAAGCAAATCCTTGACGAATTGCGTGCCGAAGCGACCGGACAGCCAAGCAAGCCTGCGCGTCATATCACCCGACTGCCGAAATCGCTCAATGGGGCAACCGGCCAAGGCTCGGTTAGAGAAAAAGCCGATCCGGACCTCTATGACAATTCCGATCAGTCCGTTTGGAACACAGCTTGGCGCTGATTTAATCTTGCACCCAGCATGTAGGACTTAGTCAGGCGCCCTAAAAGGGGACGCCCGATGGCCCTCTCTTTAACGCAGAGTAACAACAAACTTATCGTCTTTAGAAAGCAAGTGTTTCACGAATATGTTCGTGAAAATCTGTTCTCCCCCTATATGGGAACGGATATCACGTCGATCATTCGCGTGATCCCCGACCTCGATAAGGGCGGTAAAAATGGCGGCGAGCAGATCAACATTCCGTTGATGGCGCGCCTCAACGCTGCGGCGATTTCGACCGGTACGCTGGTCGGCAACGAAGAAGCGTTGGACAATTACGGCTTTCGCATGTGGATCGATTGGGCACGCAACGCCGTGGTCATCAACAATGCGGAAGAACAGAAATCCTCTATCGACCTGTTTGCCGAAGCCAAGCCCGAACTGGTCGATTGGGGCAAGGAACTGCAACGCGACGAAATCTGCGACGGCTTCTTTGCGCTGCCATCGCAAGCGGCGCCGGCCGGTCTTGGTTCGGCCAACGGCCAACGTGTCAACGGCCTCTTGTTCGATGCCGCGACCGCAACGCAGCGCAACACGTGGATCACCGACAATGCCGATCGTGTGCTGATCGGTAACTCGAACACGGCGAACCTCGTGGCCGGCAACTTCGCGTCGTCAATGGCGAACGTGACCACTGCGATGACGTTGTCCGGCGCATTGGTCAACCGCATGAAGCGGCAGGCCAAGGCGCTGCTGTTCCCGCGCATTCGGCCGTTCAAACTGAAAGAAAACGGCACCGAGTGGTTCGTGCTGTTCGTCGGTCAAGAGCAATTCCGTGACGCACAGAACGACACGGATATCAAGACGGCGAATCAAAACAGCCGCGCGCGTGAAAATCAGGGTTATCTGAAAAACCCGATCTTTGTTGATGGCGACTTGCTCTATAACGGCGTCATCATCAGAGAAATTCCCGAACTGTCGACGCGCCTGCCGGTGTTCTATAAGACGGCAGGTAATACCGCCAGCCGCATCTCGCCCGCCTTTTTGTGTGGCCAAGGCGCGATGGCGTGGTGCTGGGGCAAGATGCCGACACCAACCTTCCGGCGTGAAGACGACTATCAATACATCCGCGGCGCCGGCATCAAAATGGCGTATGGCGTGGGCAAAATCGCCAAGCTGACGAATAATGTGAATCTGAAAGAGTGGGGAGTGTTTACATGTTTTCTGGCGGCTGCGGCTGACGCCTAAGATCGCTGACGCCTAAGATCGCTTAACTTAACCCCCATTCCGAAAGGAAACCACCATGCTTGTCGATCCACAAAAAACCCCTCAAATCCGTAACTTTGGGTGGCAGCAAATCAACTATTTGCGTGCCACCATCAACTGGAATGACCCCGGCATCACCGCCGGGGTCAAGTTCGCTCGGTTGCCGCAGAACGCCTTCATCACTGCGGTGCAAGCGCATGTGGTGACGGCGTTCAATGCCGTCACCACCAACCCGGTATCGATCGGCACGACGCAGGCTAACGCCAACGAACTGACCACGACGCCTATCGCTGGTCAGACGGCGGGTTACATCGCGCCAGCGTCGGCCCTCGGTGTGGCGATCACCAATGCTGCCGCCGTGGACTTGTGGGCCAAATACGCGCCCACGGGCGGCGGGCAGAGCGCCGGGCAAGTGATCGTCTGTATCGCGTACATACTGGACAACGATCTATAAGTAACCTCTGTAAGGAACCTCCCGGCATCGCGGCGATTGCTGGTTGCCGCGATGCTGCGCGCGGTTCCGTGTTCTTCATCGAACGCGGAACCGCGCTAACTGGCGCGCGTCTCTGTCCTCCCTGCGACCGCGCCTTTTTTATCTTTTATGGGGTGTAGGAGCTTACGATGGCGGAAGACGAAAAACGCAGTAGGGCGACCCTGAAAGCAGAGCCGCAAGCCGAATTCCAAGCAGCGCCGGCCGAACCGACAAAGCCGCCGGAAGACCCGGTGGTATCCGAGCAAGTCACCTATTTGCCGGGCGTGGAAGACCCAGCGCAGACCAAATTCGCCGGCCATGTCTTTCATGCCAATCTGCCAAAGACCGTGCAGATGCCGCAAAGCTGGTTCGAGCGTTTGCGCCACAACAAGTTCTTCAAGGTCGGACACTTCGATCCTCAGACCGATAGGGTGCCCGCTACGCCATCGATCGAACCGCGTACTGCCGACGAATACAAAGTGCATGCGGTGGCGTGGTTCAAGAAAGTCGATAGCCTGCACGAATTCGATGAACTCTGGACCGAAGAAGAAGCGTTGCGGGAACGCTGCGAAATTGGTGCTGAAGACCTCGATTATCTCGGCAGCTTGTCTCGCCCGCGCCGCGCGGAGCTAAAAAAAAAGTTACGACCCTGAAACGTGGGCGCGCGAAGCGCGTGCGCAAGCGCGCGCCTACGACGACATCGAGTAAGCTTAAAAAGCAGAAAAGCCGGAGGATAAAGCATGGCCGGCGGCGCCTTTCGTAATTCCACCGATTTGATCAACAAAGCGCTGGCCAATCTCGGCGTGCTGTCGCCGGGACAGCCGGTGGACAATGAAGATTTCCAATACGTTAAAGCCGAATTGGATTCTCTTACGCGCAAGCTCAACGCGCTGGAAGTCGTCAACGTTGCAGATATCGAAAACATACCGGGTTCCTGGTTCAGCGACCTCGCTGACATTCTCGCCGGCGAGTGCGCCACCAAGTTCGGTGCCATTAGTCCCGAGCAATATGGCTTGCTGGTCAATCGCGGGCTTGGCATGCCGCCGGGCGCCGGCATTGCGGCGCTGTCGCTCAAGCAAATGACACGTGGGCGGCCGACTTATGAAATTCTGGAAACGGATTACATCTAAATGCCGACCGGCAATGCGCTCGCGACTCCGTTTCCGCTCTCGTCGTTCCCCGGCGCCAACCCACAAGAGGGCGCCGGCCGGTTGATCAACTGCTATGCCGAGCCGTTGGGCGAGGGCGGCAAGGGCGCGATCGCGCCCAATGTCTGGCGGCGCTCGCCCGGCCTGTCGTTGTTCGCGCGCGGCAGCGCCAGCGGCTATCGCGGCGGCATGATAGCCAACAATCTGGCCTATGAAGCCTGGGCCGGTACCGCAGCGACCATTGATGCCGCCGGCAACGAAACGATACTCGGCAGCTTTCCGGGCACCAGCCCGATTTCCATTGCGCACAATCAGGTTTCGCCGACGCCTGATGTGGTCGCGGTCGATCCCAATCAGGGCGCCTATGTGTTATCGGGCGGCGGCGCGCCGACCCCCTATACCGGCGGCGGCAGCATGCCGCAACCAAACAGCGTTTGCTTTCAGGACGGCTATTTGTTTTTTTCGATTGGCGACGGCCGCGTCTTTGCCACCGATATCAACGTGTTGACCATGAACGCGCTGTCGTTCGTCACCATCGCCTCGCGCTCGGATGTGACGTTGTTGCGGGTGATCGCCTATTCGGGCCTGTTGTTTTGCTTCACCACGGCGTCATTGGAAATCTGGCAGGACACCGCGCAGCCATCGCCGGGCTTTCCCTATTCGCGTTCTCTGGTGCTCGATGTCGGCTTGAAGCAAGCCAGCGCCATTGCCGGCTTCGAAACCGGCTTTGCCGAGCTTCTGTGGGTCGATCAGGATGCCGGCGTGCGCTATATGGCACCGTCAAGCAATGCGCCGCCGCAAAAAGTCTCGCCGCCCGATTTGGATAAACTCATTCAGAAGCAAATCGACAACGGCGCCATGCTAGAAGCTGGCTGTTATTTTTCGGCCGGACATAAGTTCTGGACCTTGTCATCGCCGGATTGGACCTGGGAATTCAATATCGACACCAGCCGCTGGAACGAGCGCACGTCGTTGCTGCCGACTGGCATCTACGGTCGCTGGCGCGGCAAGTTCGGCCATCCGGCGTTCGATAAGTTCATTCTTGGTGATGCGCAGAGTGGCAATCTGGTTGTGATCGATAATAATAACTACACCGAAGTCGGCACACCGCAATTGTTTCGCATCGAGTCAGGCCCGATCGCCAATTTTCCGGCAGCGATGCGCGTCGCGCGCGCGGACTTCTTGTTCGACATGGGCGTCGGTCAAGTCGTGCAGCATTTCGTGATGAACGTGACCGGCGCCGCGCTCGGCACCGGCGGCGTGGTCCGCTTGGCGGTCAACGATACCTCGCAGGCGCGTACCGGTGACACCGTGACTGTGGCCGGCGTCGGCGGCACGACGGAAGCGAACGGTACATGGCCGATGACCTTGATTGACGCGACGCATATCGAACTCGTCGGCTCGGCGTTCGCCAACGCTTATACCTCGGGCGGTAGCGCGATCGATGTGACCGCGCCGCCGCAGATGGTTGATCCGCGCGCTGCGGTATCGTGGTCGCTGGATGGCGGCTTGACCTTCGGTAACCCGCTGATCCGGTCGCTCGGGCAGCAAGGGCGTACCAAGCGCTCGCGCGTCAGCGTGAAGAATCTCGGCTTGGCGCTCGCGCTTGGCGTCCGCTTCAGACTCGATGTTACCGATCCGGTCTATACCGGATTATTGAGCGGAACAGTGTCGGCCGATCCGCAGGAAGTTGGACCGTGATCGCACCACGGCCCGAAGCGGATTAACCAAAGATCGCCTTGATTGCGTCTTTGCCTTGCGGCGGCATCTTGCGGCGGTCACCGGCGAGTGTCGCCTTGCGCTTGGCCTTTTGACCGGCGGCTTTCTGTTTCTTGTGTGCTTCCTTCGCGGCGATGATTTCCGCCTTGGCTTTCTCGTCGGCAGCGTTGGGTCGGCGATCAAAGATTGCAGGAATGTCCAACGTGTCGGCGATATGCTCGATCATCGGCTCATCGTTAAAGACCGGTTCAAGCGGTGCATTGACCAGTGCTGCGGTGCTGAGTTTGGTTAGCCGCTTTTGGCTG